AGGAAATGCCAGCGGAATATAACGACAGGGGACGGGTGGAATATGGGGCAGATAGTGAAGCGACTATCTATAACCTTATGAGCCTAGACCTATACGCTTACTATAGTGACATTTTCAGTAAAGCGATTGCAGAACTACAGGACGAGGAGGACGGGGAATAATGAGCACAACACTACACCTAGGCGATTGCCTAACCGGATGCTTAATATGTGAGCACCGATATCACGACGGGCAGGATATCTGCGACACCTGCGGGAAAGACTTTACATCGAAGACAGAATGGAGAATCGGCTAATGAAATGCACAGATTGCGGGGCAGATGTAGGAAAGTACGAGATGTTCCCGGGAGATAGATGCTTATCTTGCCACGCTATAGAATTCGATAAGCACCCTATGCCTACGGCGCAGGATATCCGCAAGATGTGGGGTATGTGACCTATCTCACAGGAAAATCTATTGACACGCGATAGCACCTTAGAACACAATAAACTAACCAACTAGACAGGAGAATAAGAAATGAAGAAAGCAGACATCGAAGTAGGCAAGGATTACGCGTATCAATATCGACGCAACGACACGGACTCGACGTATGGAATCACCCGCGCCACTGTTACGGGGTTCACTACCTCGTACGGCGGGTCGGTAATGGTGCTGGTGGATATACATCGCACCCGTTGGGACTACGAATACGACGAGAAATATAATCGTATACCCGACAGTGGCAAACAGGTAGATTATAAGGAGAGCCGCAAGGTGACCCTACTTAGCATCGTTGGAGAATACGAGGCAGAGAAAACACGACGCGAGGCACTAGCAATCCAACGCACGGCAGATACGAAAGAGAGAGAAAGGCAATACGAAATCCGCAAGCAATGGGAGAAAGATATCTACGAACCTGCAATGGCAGAACTTCGGGCAGAGTTGGCAATTATCACCGGCAAGAGTTATATCGACGAGGACACACGACTAAGAGAGTTTGATATCGAACAGGTTAAGGCAATCACGGAAGCACTACGAAAGGTAAAGGTGTACGCATAATGAAACAAATGAATCAACGCGACGCAATACACTACATCTCAACACGACAGGAGTTTAAGGCGTCAGCCCTATCGGGCGTCAACGCTAACGCAAGCGGATTGCAAGGGGCATATGGAAGACTAGACCCCGAAGAGTTTGCACGATTTAAGAATGTCGAAACACAGGTAGATTATGTAGTTTATTCCTACGGCACACCGATAGCGTGGCACACGGCGGAGGGGTGGTATGTAGTAAAGCAGAAGTTCAGCGTTACCACTAGCAAGCACCAAAACTATGTCCGCCGGGCGATTGCAGATAGCGAGGTGTTGGTATGAATTGCCCTAAGTGTGGGATAGATACACCACCGACGCAGATTCGCAAGCAAGGTATGTGCAAGAGTTGTGCACGCAAGGCAGGTTTAGTATGAACCTATCAGCGGTAGATACAGTGCAAGACCTAGAGGAATGGGTTGCAAGCAATATGCCAGGGGCACGATTGACGGTAGATAGTGCCGGAGATATCGTAATCCATACCGGATTGCGTAGCGCAATGGGCGGGTACTTACACGATGCAGAACAGGGCGAATGTGATACCTGCGATGAACCTTACGACGTAACAAGCCGGGACAATAGATGCGGTGATTGCGGGAACTGTGGCGATTGCTGTACTCACGAGACAGGGGGAGAAGAATGAAACTAACACGACGTGGGGAGATAGTATTTAAGGTGCTATTGATAGCAGGAGCAGGGCTAGTTCTTTACGGGATGTACGAATTCATCGGGCATATATGGTGGACAGGTGATACCTATTGCTGGGGCACAATGCTTGAGTGTATGGAGGGTGGACTATGATTATCTGCGGTGACCATCTTATAGATGTTAGAACTTGTGGATGTTTAAGATGATTGTATTGACACTAGCATCGCTACCCATTATCGTACTGTGCATCTTAGGGATAGTCCTAAGTGACCAACCATTAGACGGAGGAAATTAATATGAGCACGAAAGAACAGATTGATATTGCTATATCAACAATGGAAGAAGCAATGAAAGCATTGCGTGAACTAGGGATTATCGTGGATGGTGAAGACGATGAGTAAGTATGTCGTGATATGCCAGGCAGATGATTGCGAGGCAGAAAATACAGAGTGGGAAGATAGCAACGGGACATACTGGTTTGCTTGCACCACCTGCGGTAGTAACAACGAGGTTGTATATGCGGGGTGGAAATAATGAATCTATATCGCGTCTCATATAAGGTCGAAGGTGTACGTATTGTAGATGTGGAACTACCTGAAGGCTTGCAACCACCAAAAGAATTTCACCTGTGGGAATATGATAAGCAGGATGAGTGGCTATATCAGAATCAGATAGGTACAACCACGCACCTGGAGGATATACATTTCTCGCAAGCAGAATCGGTACTCAAGGTTAGACATCTCAAGGCGGTATGAAACTACTAAGAGATGCGAGTTTACTTTACATAATATTATTCTTTGGTGGCGGTGGCACGCTTATCATTCCCTACCTATTAGCGGTATCAACTTTATATTTCATAGGAGTAATCGGATGAACAATGATAGAGACTGGCACGCAGAGGGGGCTTGTGTTGGACACCCTGACCCTGACCTATGGCACTACGAGAACAGCATACGACACGATGAGCAGAAGTTAGAGGTACTACGTAGCGTCGAGGCAATAGAAGTATGTGATACCTGTTCGGTTAAATGGAATTGTTTACAACAAGGATTAGAACCTGAGAATTTATTATGGTCTATCGGTGGGATGGGTTCTATATGGGGAGGCAGGCTTACATCTGAGCGTGGATTAATGGCAGGATACCAGCCGTCTCACAATATGATACGACACGAAGAGAGGCACGCAAGGAATGTCAAAGCAAAACTTGGTAGAATTTCTCAATGAAGAAGAGAGTAATAGTTCTTACCTTAATGTTTATCTTTGCTTGGACATTTCCTTTAACTCACAACGTTGAGGTCAAGGTTAATATTGGCAAGGCTTTACCTAAACCTCAGACCAAAGCAACGCCTAAGGAAAAGTATCAGAACAAGATGCTGGCTATGCGCTACGCCCGGGCTGGTTGGGATTGGGATAAGCGCGAGCGAGCCTGTATCCACACCCTGTTTATGGCAGAGTCAAAGTTCGACCACCTAGCAAACAACCCTAAGTCATCTGCCTTTGGTATCGGACAGGTACTTAAAGAGAAGAGTAAAGAACCAGCGATACAGATACTGCACGCATACAAATACATCGAGCATCGCTATGACACACCTTGCCGTGCACTCAACCACCATCTCCGCAAGAACTGGTATTGATGTTTGACCTATACAACCTAGAGAATCCAACCTTTGCGTGCATCTGTGGTTGTTTGATGTTTGAGATTACTGTAATGTGGGATACTGAATCAAGAGAGGTAGGTTGGTATGACCTGCGACAGAAGTGCAAGGAGTGTGGGTCTGAATCAACAGCACCAACGCCGATTGATTGGGAGATATGATGCCGACATATGATTACAAGTGCGAGGTATGTGGTGGTACGATAGAGATACAACGTGAGTTCTCTGAACAAACACAGGTGATGTGTTGCCAACAGGCAATGCAAAGGATATGGTCAGCACCGGCTGTTAAATTTAATGGTCCGGGTTTCTATAGCACAGGAGGATAGATGAGTACAGTACAGAGTTGGAAAGAAGTTATCGAACTACATCACGCAGAGTTGATTCAGGATTACCCTGAAGTATTATGGGTTGACCCAGGTGAAGTAGACTATGACTCCAAGGAGTCTTGAGGTTCACTATCCTCATCACGATATGGCTTAAAGCCACCTATCTTATGGATTAGTTTCTTAATAGCACGCTTGTTACGCATACGTGCGGTATCTTCTGAACCTAACTCCATCTCCTTTGCTATGTCATCGAAGTGCATAGCCTCGGCATAACGTAAGAACAATAACTTCCTATCATCTTTGCTTAACTTCCAGAATCCAAAGTCAATCTCAATCATCATTGCCATAAGATTGCCACCCTCGTTGGGTGCACTAGGTCTACCTGGTCTACCAAGATTTAACTGTGCTGTTATATTAAAATCACCACGTAATACAGAGGGCAACAGTGCCTCAACCATATCTGATTCATAATAGAACAGGTCGCTAGTCTCATAGCCACCTGACTTAGCCTTCCAACGTTGGCAATAATCCAATGCTTGGTTACGTAGGCTACGATAGATTAAGTTCTTCGCATCCTTCTCACCGATTGCTTCCCATTCATTTAACTTATTGGGATGTTCGATGAACCACTGATACAGTGATTGCTTAATGTCATCAAAGTCTATCTCAAACTTACGACAGTATTCAGAGGCAACAGAATCAACTACGTAATCCCAATGCTCGATGCGTTCCCACTCAATCATATAATCTTAAATCCTTGGTCAACGTGTATGAATCCAACCATCTTCATCTTGTTATTCTTATTAGCAAACTCAGTGGTAGATGGCAACCACTTCTCGTTCCACTCAATATCTTTAAGGTCAAGCAAAGCGAATGCCCATATGCCATCAGGTGTGGAGTTGACATACCAAGGTGACAACCCTAACTTAGCAGACTCTTCGAGAAGGAAGTCATACTTCATCTTCTCAATCAGTAGTTCAGGGTAGTGAGTACGTCTGCACTTAAGTTCTATAAATAGTTTAGCGTCTTGTGATACACAGTCGAAGCCATCATATACTTCGGGGGAGTGAGTGAGGTCGGGGAACTTCTCTGCCTTTAGCCAGTCAAAGAGTTCTTGCTCTTTCATTTATCCCATTTCCCTCGCAATACTAACAGTCCAATTATACCATAGTTGGCTATATCTTTGAAGGAATCCTCAAGCGGTTCGTTCTCTGCATTCACATTACCCTGCCTAGTGAGGTTCACGATGCGGGCTATCTTGTCCCACATACGTACCACTAGCCCTTGCGTCGGACCATAGGGGGAGTTGGTAATGTTCTTCGGTCCATAGTCACGATGCTTCTTGATGAGCAGGTCACCTAGTTCCTGCATTACATCTCTTACATTTAACTCGAACTCTGCCCAGTTAGTATCGGAATGTGAATCGTAACTACGAGCGTCTTCTCTTCCAGGCTGTAACTCTTGACGTTCAGCCCTTGCTCTGCCAAGTGGGTTATAATCTGCCATATCTCTTCACGCTCCGCCTTCTTCATCTTCATCCTTTGTTAGTAACTTCTCTATGTTGGCGTCTAAGTTCTGCATAGCAGACTTAACCACCATATCTTCTACCAATTCATCAATCATATCGAAGCCCATCTCGGCTGCAAATAGAGTGACATAGGTAGACTGTGCCATTAACTTAATCTGTTCCGGCTCATCTGCGTGGTGATACATAAACCTTAACAATGACCCCAACAATAACTGCATACCATTAGGAAGAAGATAGTAAGGGTCGAACTCTTCATCATCTTCTAATGTGTGGTCAATCAAATCAAATGAATTATCAAACTGCACATCGCACTCGTGGCAATAAGATTCAGGCGGTTCGTTAGGGTCAAACTCCAAGTTTATATATCCATTTTCTCGTGGAAGTATCCCGCTCCTGATTGCACGTACATCGAATTAACATCCTCCCCTTCGGGAAGTTGAACGATAGTAACTGGAAGTTCGCGGGCAAGACCCTTGGCAAACTCTGACCCTGCTTGGTCTCCATCTGCGAAGATGAATACTCTTTGAAAGTCTGCGAGCAATCGTGTGTAGTGTCTCTTCCAGGAGTTCGCTCCAGGTACACCAATGCAAGGAATGCCAACACAGAAACTAAGAGTAATAGTATCCAGTTCACCTTCACACACCCCTATAAAATCTCCTGCTTGTTCAATGTCAAGCACGTTATACATTCTAGTTTCTGCTCCAGTCATACCCATATACTTAGGTTCGACTGCGGGGTTGAGGCTTCTGAATCGTAAGTCTACTACACCTGTCTTAGTTATGTAAGGTATGGCAAGACGATTAGCGTACTGTTCGTGTCCAACTTCAGGTTCCGAGACCACGCCTAATGACGCCAGACGTGCTACTTCCTGACTGATTCCTCTGCTTGCTAGGTAATCGGATGCCAGATGAATACTTTCCGCGTACTTCTTGCTTGCTTTCCCCAGTAATTCTTTCTGCAAATGTCCGTGCCTCATTTATATTTATTCCCTCCTGTTGACTTATGATTTGTAAACTGTTGCCTTGAACGCCACAGGCAAAGCATATAAAGATATTCTTATCGAGGTTTGCGGACCCGGACTGGTGCGTATCTGAGTGGAACGGGCACTTGAGATTAACTTGCCCGTGCCCTTGTCGTACTTGTGCACCATAATGACGGAGGACATCTGCAATGTTTGGCAGGTCATTGTCAATTTTTATCACCTGTCTTCTCCTTCATCCACTGTTCTAAATCTTGAATGACCCAGGCATTTTCTATGCCAGAGTTGCGACGCTTAACTACAACATAGTGCAGAGGTACTTCCGATATATCTCTAGCCTTAGCGTAGTTAAGCGCCTCAACCTGTGCCTCTCGCCAAAACTCAGGAAGCGATAGGCTCTTCCTGTTTTTTAGTTCGAGTATGTATGTCTGTCCCGCGACAATACAAACCATATCTCCTTCGTCTTTTGCTCCAGCCTTAGTAAGACGTTCAGCCATCGCTCCCGCTTTGCGTAACCATTTCATTACATCGGTTTCAAATTGGGAACCTTTACGTCCGTTAGGGTTAGCCATTAACTCGCGCTCTTATCCTTACGCAAGATACGTTGCGCCCAACTCATACCTACATTGACACCATCGGACCACTCATCACTGATAGGTGGCTTAGCATCTTCAATCTTCTGTATGTAAGCAAGAATTATTTCATCTGCCTTAGCAAGAATAAGCATACGCATTTCTTGTGTGATGTCATCTTCTTCTTCTCTAATCATTTCTTATCCATTCTCTGGTATGTCTTCAACGTACATATATTCAGGGTTAAATGATAGCCAATAGGTTAGGTTGGCGTTGGCATCGGCACGCCCATATCTATTCTTTACAGGAGCAATAGCCATAGAAGTGCCAACAATACCCAGAGTACAAATAAGAGCAGGTAGTTGTGCCACCTTACCCTGAAGTGCAGAGCGGGGTTGGCAAGGAGTGCCCATAACACCCTCAGAAGTATGATGAAGTATAATGACACCAGCGTTAGTTGCACGAGCAAGATATTTTAACTCCTTCATAATCGCACGCATAGAGGCGAACTCTTCACCACCATCTGTTGCTATATCCATAAGGTTGTCAACGAAGATAGCCTCAGGTGGTACGCCCCATAGTTCTTCAAAGGCTTCTACCTCTTCGAGAATATCCTGCAGGGTAGGTGAAGATTCAAATGACCAGACAATGTGACTTGCTCTACTGAGTACAGCCTTAGTCCAACCAGTATCTGTATTCATTAGATGTTCAACGTCAGTCTGATTCTTACCACTAATCATTGACGCTAGGCGCATAGCCATAGTGTGTGCATTGGTATCTGCAGATATGTACAGAGTGGGAACGTGCATACGAAGGGCTAAAGCCAGTGCTAGAGTGGACTTTCCTACACCTGGTACACCTGCAAGCATAGAGACTTCTGCTCTACGAAAAATAATTTTGTTTGCATCAAATGTTTTGAAGCAACTTGGTAGTGGTTCACCACCTATGTCGGCTCTGCCAACACTCCTTACTAAAGTTCTCACTGACTTCTCCTGTCATTTAAGTTAGAAGTAGGGCAATCATCTTCCCCGTCTGACTACCCTACTTCTAATTCTTATTTAGTTTACTGGCTTACATTGGTCGGGAGTACCCTGTGGAGTCGGGCACGCCCAGAAAGCGTAAGGCTTCCCAGTTGTCTTGCTCATTCCCTGTCGGAATATTCTCGCGCCGTGTACGCACGTTGGTGTCGTTGGGTGCGCCGATGCGGGCTGTGAGGCTTGTACCTGTGCCCCAACGAATGGATTGTCCGCCTGGGTTGGAGTTGAGAATCCAGGTTGCGTTGTGTTTGTAGTGGAACTCTGCGTCGATAAAGGGAGCACAGTGTAAGCACCTGCTACCTTCTTAGATACTGCTGCAATCTGTGTTGAGTAATCGCCAATGCCTTCTAGCAATACACTCAGTTCATCTGCGCTTCCAGCACGTACGTTAATCAAATCTCCATTAGGAGACTTCATAGAAACTTGTAGTTTCCAGTCTTCGTTTGTCATTTGTATTCCTTCTTTGTGAATTGGCAGTGTTCTTTTAAGCCACAGAAACTGCACGATTGTAGGTTCGGTAGAAATATACCAGCCTTACGAGCCTTGTCAAAGCCATCCACGAAATATTCGAGTGTGTCTAAGGTATATCTACTTAGGTCAATCATCTCTCCTGTCCCCGATTCACGAGACATCCAGTAGTTTCCTAGATTGACTGGAACTCCAATCATCTGCTCGACCCCTACTTTGTAGAAGCCCAACTGAAGGTCAGAGGTTGGTCGTGTCCGTGAAGTCTTGAGGTCGACAATCACAAGTTGTCCGTTAACCTCAAAAATTCTGTCGATAAACATCTTCACTGGCACGCCTGCGATGACTGGGTTTAGTTCCAACTCAATGGCACGAACGCCTTGAGGTGTTGTCCAAATCTTCCAGTCAGGGTTGTTCTGTCTCCACTTGATGTAGTTGTCTACCCAAACGGAGCCATTGATATTCCACCAATTGCCGTCTTCCTTGTTAGGATTTTCTTTGGTGGCTCGACCTGCTCTACGAGCAGTCTCAAGATTTAGTCCTTCAGTTTCTTTAGCCCAGGCTTTCGCCCACAATTCATTCGTTGTCGTAATCATACAACTCCGTTGCATAGTGGAAAGCACGTCCGCCTGCTGACCAGATGGATGGTTCTTCTGGAACCTGAAGTAGTCGACCTAGGTAGTACTGATAACCACAGGTCAGATATGTTGTGAACGCTGAGTAAGATATATGCTCAGGTAATTCGTAGTTATCTAACTTAATCATCTAGGAAGTCTGTCAGGTAATCGACTTCTTCACGCAATTCTTTAACTGCATCTTGAAGGTCACGAACTGCAAACCCTAGAAGCAGGATTGTTTCAGCAATATCGTCGTGGTCTTCTTCGTGTTTCTTAAATGGATTCCACATAGTTACTCCTGTCGTTTGTTTAGATAGACCCCCTGAGAGGACAGGAGGTGACTCAATCAGGGGACCTATCTAATATTCAGTTGATTATTAATATATATTATTATATATTATATAGGCGCCTAGCGCCTTATATAGTATATTATATATTAATATAAAAATTATACACAGACCCTGATTGGAAACCTATGACCGACACGCCGAACTTCCCTAACTGGTTTGAGGGACAGCAATACAATTTCGAGGAACAACTTTCTCACCTCAAAGGTTTACCTGACCTACGATTCCTGCAGATAGGTGCGTACACTGGCGATGCCAGCGTCTGGTTATGTGAGAATATTTTAACTGACCGCACCTCAATCCTGATTGACGTTGATACCTGGGCTGGGTCAGATGAATCTGAGCACAGTCGTATTGACTTTGAGAAGGTGCTGTCCTACTACGAGGCACGCATCGTTAAGTATCAGAAAGTTGTTAGGTTGAAGATGACCAGCGATAAATATTTTACTGGAGAAATTGCAGCCAAGTTTGATTTCATCTACATAGACGGAGACCACACCGCTGCTCAGGTTGAGCGTGATGCTGAGAATGCCTGGAAGTTACTCAAGTCTGGTGGCATCCTAGCCTTCGACGATTACCAATGGGGTCGTGACCTACCACCAGATACCACACCCAAGCCTGCTATCGATAAGTTCTTGTTAGACAAACAGGATGAGTATGTCCAACTGGTTGACAGTTACCAGGTATGGCTCCGCAAGAAATGACAAAAAGACCCCCAAGCCATAGGTTTCCCTATGACCTGAGGGTCAATGTGTCTCTATCGCCCTGCTAAGGGGCTATATGAGGATGTTTAGAACTACTTCTTGCGACCAAACTCTGGTGAGTTGGTGTCCAAAGCCTTTAGAACTGGACCAACAAAGCCTGCTACGAATGCCATAGCCAACTTCTTAGGGTCGTGTTCTCCTGCCATATACAGCGCTGTTACAGCAGTTGCTGCAGCACGGAAGTATGACAGTCCGATTTGCTTTAGTTTCTCTGTGTCGAACATAGGTTCTCCTTATGACTTGAAGACTGGCTTACCAAAACCAACGATGTACACGGGTAGTGACCTCTTGACTTTGGAACCATTCTTTGTTTTGTAAGCACGTATCTTCAGGCAGACTTGCCCTCCGTTACGTTGGTCACCCTTTTTATCAGGTGCTGTGTTGCCTTCGATGCAAGTTATAGTTCCGTCTCCGTTGTCTTTAACCACGATTCCAACGTGACTAATGCGGTCAACGCCATCGTTAGGGAAATCAAAGAAAACAATATCGCCAGGTAGTGGCGTCGCTTCACTTACTTTCTCCCACTGCTTCTTCTTAATGAACGCAGTAGCGCCCGCCACTGTGCTGACCACATTAGGAATCTTAAGTCCCACTTCATTTGCACACCAATTCACGAATGAGCCACACCAAGGTAGGAAGTTAGCCTTAGTGTAAGCGCCATACTTTGTCTCGTTTTCTTTCGGTCCTTCAATGACACCGACTTCCCCACGTGCCACTTCAATAAAGTCATTACGTTGACCCATTAGTTACTCGCCTTCTTGTCCACCTTAGCAAAGGCTTCGTTGATTTCTTCTGCTGATAAACTTCCATCTGCTAGATAGAAGCGAGCCAGCGCTTCAAGCACACGTGCTGCACCTAAAGCGCCAGCAAGAACTGCTGCCTGCCATACTTCAATACCCACGAGTGAGCCTGCACCAATTACCCCTAGGGATTCTGCTGCTATGACTGCAATGATTCGTGAGAAAATGTTCTTGAATGTATCCATTATTTATCTTCCTTTGATAGAAAAATTATTACCTCTGCAACAACCCAAGAAAATGCTGCAAGTACGAGATAAGTTGTAGCAACCATAAGACCTAACTTGAGAGTTCCGTCCATTAGTCATCCTCAGAATTGCGTAGTTTGTAAGTGATGCCCCAGATAATTGTTGATGCAGCAATTGCATATCCAACAACTGTCTTGGCTGAGCCATCAAGGACTACCCAGGCAATAAACATTCCTAGTAGAGTCCATAGTTGGTTTGCTATATCTGAAAAGAACTTCTTCATTATGGGTTTCTCCTGTATGCAGCAGCGCCAGCAGCAGCGGTTACTGCAGCCTGTCCTGCGATTTGACCTACGATGACAGCAGCAACAACAGTCTTCTCAGACTCTGCTCTTTCTTCAGCACTCATATCAGCACCGATAGAACCGATTGCTAAGAGTGCTTGTGCTGGGTCAGTAAAAATTGCGTTGATTAATTCTGCTGGGTTTGCAAGAACTTCCAGGGCAGCAGCAACTTCTGCTGTGATAACAACTTCGTTTCCATTCTCATCTTGACGAACTTCAACCGGTGTTGCGGGTGGCAAGTCAGCATAGGTAAGACCTGCTGCTTCAATTGCTTCTGCTGTTACTGGTTCGCCGTGAGCCTGTTCAATAAGTGCTTGTGCTACTATTTCTTTCTCAGCATCTGTAGCATCAGGTGCAGCGACTGGAGGTTCAGGTGCAATATCAGGCAAAGCAGGTGGTTCAGGCTCTGGAAGTGGCGCGGGTAAAGGTGGCTCTTCTTCTTCAAGCGGTGGCTCTAAAGGAGGTTCGGGTTGAGGTTCAGGTTGAACTTCTGGCTCAGGCGCTGGCTCAGGTGGAGCGTCAGGCTCTGGCTCTGGAGCAGGTGGTTCTTCGACAGGTACAGGGGCAGGCTCTGGTTGAGGCTGAGGCTCTGGTTGAAGTACTGGAACCGGGGCAGGTTGCGGGGTTGGTTCAGGTTCAACTGCCGGAGGCGGAGTAGGCACACTAGGTGCTGGCTCGACTGGAGTTGGAGGATTCGATGTGGCTGTACTTGTGTCTAGTACTGTCGGTGTTTCAGACACTGATGTGGATGTATCTGTATTATCAGAAACAGTCGGAGTATCAACAGGCGCGACAGGAGTTACTGTCTCTGCGACAGGAGTATCTACAATTGTTGGAGTCTCAGTCGGTGTCGGACTCGGAGAGGGTGAAGGCTCTGGAGTGGGACTTGCAGTAGGTGCAGGTTGTGGTGCTACTCCGTTGTAATAACGAAGTGGTCCATCAGGAACTGATGTGCCTACAAAAGTAGACACGCTTCCCGAATGTCCACCTTCACAGAATAAACGAGCAATGTCACCCTTGCCATTAAAGTATTGGTTTGAGTTATCCCAAGCAACGTTATAGGTTTGTTGAGTTCCGTCTTGTCTAGCACAGGTAATAGTTGCTGGACCTGTAGATACTGCTTCTGCTGTGGGACTCCAAAAAAATGAAGTGCCTAGTAGTAAAAAGAATACTGCGTACTTACTTGCTCTTGCTCTCACATAGTATGAGATAAATCTGGTCGACGCGTTGTTCAACTCGGTTCAGCCTCTCGGTGTTGGTATTAACGGCGTCCCTCATACTGCTCCCTGAATTTGGTTTCAGTTCGCTTAAATAGTGCTGTACTAACCATCTGATTCCTGCTGTAAATCCAGCAAGCAAAGTCATTAGGGCTACTGCAAAGCCAGCCCACTCTGTTGCTGTCATTAGACCGTCCTAATCGTTACTAGGATTACCCCACCGAATCCACTGAATCGTTTATCAGGTGGTGTCATACGTGAGAATGAAATCTGTTCGATAACTGCCTGACGAGATTCGCCAGTAGTTAAATCTTGCCAGGTAAGTACGTCACCTGATTCTTCTACTTGCTCTAAGGCTAGAATCTTCTCGAAGGCTTTGCCTTCATAGCCAATCATTGAGTTATATCTATCTGTCTCTAAATCAAAGCAGTAGATAGGGAACTGGATAACTCTCTGGCGTGGTGTAGCGATAGTTGCCTTAGCCTGATAGCCCTTGAAGATAGGACCGGATGAGGTAGTTGTGCTGTCACGATAAAGAATAAACTTGTAAGCAACATACTCTTGTGCTGTAGCAGGAGATGATGTACCTACCTCGATAGGAGATACTGTAGCATCGTAAGAGATATGGTCATATTCCACACCATTCTTATCTACTGTCTCAAGTGTCATTGAACCATATGTAAAGTCACCGCGTCCAAGTAGGCGCTTAAAGTTCTTAGGTTCAAGAGTTCCGTAACGGATATTGCCTGTAGTTAAATATCCTGATGTGCGAAGAGTTGTTGCATCTTCAATGTAGATAGTTCCATTTGCTGTGCCGTTGTTTGCTGTGCAGAATACAAGCCTATCGGTTACTGTTGGGTCATCGTTGCCGACGAATGCACAAGCAGTTGTCTTACGTCCGCTAACACCATCTTGATAGATGTCATTAGCATAAGCAAAGCGCAACGTCTCTAGTTCGTTTGATAAGTCAATTCGGATTACTCCAGGCTCACCCGCAACTCCAGTGGCACACCATACATAGTGGTCACGGGAAGCAAAGTCAAAGCAAGGCTGTGTTGTTTCTACAATAAGTGGACCGTAGTTAAGTGAGCCATCTTGGTCAGATACTGCTGCAACTCGAACGCCTCTGTTAGTGCCAATCATCATATAGCCCAGGTAATAGTAAATCTTATGGACAATCTCACCCACTGGAAGTTCTGCTGCGGTAATTGCTGATGTAAGAGTAGGCATTACTCCTGCTGTTGACAGTGTAAACTTCTGAATGGTGGATTGAATTCCATTGTAACCAGCAACATATATAGCGGGACCAGATGCTGCTATTGATGTATAGACGTGTCCAGTATTTGAATTAGTATATACTGCTGTTGGCATAGCAGATGCTGATGTTGAAAACTCAAATACTTTGTTGTTAGCACACATTACAATACGGTCTTTAACAAATTCCATTGTTGCATTGGTTACTAAACCAACTTCGTCAAACATTTTTGTATCAGCGTCAGCAGATGTTGCGGTTAACGCCTTCTTATAGACAGTCTTCTTTGTTGCTGTATTTGTAATCCAGTAAGCAAATGTTCCGTCATCGCACATAGCATATACTGGTGTGTCTGTTCCAGAATTGTAATCGACAAAGTGGGTCACTGTTCCGTCTGCCGCAATTTTATCAATATCATACTCGTCTAGCAGAAGAACACCTTTGGTTGTATTCCACTTGATTGAGCGTAGATGCTGTTGTGTGACACCATTAGATGCAATAGTGCCAGTTATGACGTGAGTAGATGTGCAAGATTTTAGTAGTGTTACCTGTCCTTTAGTCCATACATCTAATCCTTTAGAATCAGCAAAGCGATAGTGCCCATTCTCATCTGTAGTTGCAGGGTCATAGAACTTAATGCCTGAACCAGAGTGGAACGATGCTTGACTTCTAATCCACCAACCAGTAAGTGATTGTTCGCCTGGCTCTGCCCCATTGTCGAACTGGTCCTTACGAAAGGGTGCAGTCTGACGGATATAAGGGCGTGAGTCATTGATTGCATAGAAGAATGGAAGTCCACCAATGGCTACGTCATAAGACATATCGGTGTTCTGCCAAATTGCTGTAGATGAAACTACACCAATGTCAACCGCAACGGCGCGGGTACTTCGACCTTCGGTTATATCTCTGCCTGCCAAGGCGAACCTCCACTACTAGAATTAAATTAAAGAACGATTGTTGCTGCTTCTGCTTCGGTAAGTCGTGTTCCTGCTACTAACTTAGCCTTTGCAGATGCCTTGAGTGCAGCAAGTGCTGTCGCTGCTGCTTCCTCTTCTTCGCGACGAGTTGCTGCAGCAATGCCATCAATCTCGCGCTGGTTAATCTCATCAGGAGTGAGGTCAATATATTCCTGCTTGCCTGTAGCAAGGTCTACTACT